CCACTCTTTTTCTTCACGTATAACGTCCATGTAAAGTTGATAGACTTCAGCTTGACATTCATCTCTAGCTTCTGCAAAGCGTGGATCTTCTTTAACCACTTGATTGATCAGATAAGCAGTCCAACCTTTGTGCAGTAGTTCGTCTTGCAAGATTAGGCTGATAATGTTGCCATTGCCAATAAAGATTTTGTTTTCAACCATAGCCAAACTTGTAGCAAAGCTAACCATGAAGCGGAACGCTTCTAGCGCATAGCTAGCATGTAGTGCCATATAGATTGCTTTGATATGTTCTTTCTCATTAACTGATCCATCCATTTCTTTCATGCAGTTAATTCTATGCAAACGATCATAGTAATCACCTACACTTGATGCCATCTCAACAATCTCTTTAGTGTCATGGATAGTATTGAATACATCCTTAGGCACATTGTAAATGTTACGAATGATATGACTGTAACTACGACTGTGAATGTTAGTTTCAAAGAATGTCCAGTTGTAGATCAATGCTTCTAGTTCCGGTAATGAACATACAGGAGTAAACACTTGGCTTGGAGCTCGACCTTGTAAACTATCTAGTGCAGTTTGGCGCAGTAAATTGCTGGTAAAGATATGTTTCACCGCATCACTTGCATCTTTAAAGTCGTTGGCATCTTTGCTTAGACTAATTTCCTCAGGCACCCAAAAGAATCCTCGTGCAGTTGTTTCAAAGTCTGCAATCTTCTTATACTTGACTTCTTCAAAACGTTGTATAGTTACAGGTCCGGATGGATCTAAAAACATCTTACGATTAAGATAGTCTGTCTTTGTGGTTAGGTTGTATTGTTGTTTGCTCATAGTTTGCATGCCTCGCAGTCTTCGTCTTCGATTAATTCTCTTTCGTTATGAAATCCATTGTAGTGTACTTCAGGTGTTAATTCTGCTTGTTGTTTGCTGCCAGCTTTGTTAATCAAACTGTAGTAGAATGTCTTCAGACCCCACATGTGGGCTTGCATCAAGTTCTTGGCAATCAATGTAGTTGGCACTTTACGATCTGCAAAGTGTGCCGGATTGTAAAATGTATTTGTTGAAATACTTTGATCAACATAGGCTGCTAATACTGCCGCAGTTTTAATGTAACCGCTGCAATCTTTCTGTTCCCACATGAGTTGATACTTGTTCTTCAACTTATGATACTCAGGAACAACCTGTGTAAATGATCCAGCTTTGCTTTCTTTAGTACTAATCAAACTCATAGGTAGCTCAATTCCATTAGTGCTGTTTATAACAACACTACTGCTTTCGACTGGTGCAATAGCCATTAATGTAGCATTGCGAACACCGTACTGTTTCATGTTAGTACGAAGTGTTTCCCAATCAAGCTCTGGGGCAAAGTCTGCTAATTCGTTAACACCCTCTGCTCGTAATTCCCAAGGGAATATGCCTTGACCGTATCTTGTTTTTTCACTGTGTGTACACGAACCTCTTTCTTTAGCAAGTTCAACGCTAGCCTCTGTTAAGTAGTAGGCTTGATGTTCCATCCACGTCTTAACTTCAGCCAAGGAGTCTCGTTCTCCGTATTTGAAACTGCGTTTGGCGTGCCAGTAGGCAAGGTTGGTGACTCCGATTCCCAAAGGTTGGATTTCGTCGTTGGATAGTTTAGACTGGATGGAAAGAAAGTCTTGATAGTCAAGAATGTTACACAGGCTACGCTGAAGTATACGACAAGCACGGCGCATGTCTTCTGGGTTACGGAACGCACCCCAATTGATTGAGCCCAATGTGCATAGTGCGATACGACCATCGCTGTCATCCAAACGTTTAAAGGATTTAGTAGGTAAAAGTATTTCACAGCAAAGATTACTCTGGTAAATGGTATGATACTCGGGATCAAAAGGTCCTTGTTTCATCACGTTGTCAATGAACACTAAGTAGATACGTCCTGTATCAGTGCGTTCTTTAAGAATGCCACTCTTGAACACTTCTTCAGCCGACATAGTTTTTGTACGCAGACCCGGAGTGTTCTCATACTTAACATATAGCTCTTCAAAACGTTTTGTATTTTGATAGAACGCTTCATACAAGTCCGGCACTTCGTTAGGATCAAAGAAAGTTATGTCTTCTTTGTTTTTAAATCGTCTCCAGAAGAAGGCACTAAGCACAACCCCATAATCCATATGACGGACTCGGGTTTCGTCGGTTCCTTGGTTGTTCTTAAGTACAATAAGATCATCAAACTGATGATGCCAAATAGGATAAAAAACAGTAGCACTTGCATTACGAATGCCTCCTTGACTGCAACTTCTTAAGTCGCCAAACCATTTCTTTAAGAATGGTATCATACCTGTGTGCATAATCTCACCACCTCTGATGGGACTACCTAATGGACGTAATCGTCCAATCTCTAAACCAATGCCAGCACGTTTGCTGGCATACTTGGCCATCATTTCACCTGAAGCGAAAATACTATCCAAGTCATCATCACTGCGAATAAGTACGCACGAACTGAATTGTTTAGTAGGGGTACCGAGACCAGCAAGGACAGGGGTAGCAAGAGTAAATAGACCATCAGATGCTGCATTATAATACTCCTTTATATAACGCATACGTGCGCTATTTGGTTCTTCTTTATGGAAGACTGTTGCGGCAGCAATCATATATCTAATCTGCGGTGTCTCATAAGTTTGTTTAGTACTGCGATTTTTAACTAGATACTTTTCAATTAACTGTTCAATGGCTGCATAGCTATACTGCTCGTCTTTGTCATGCTCGAGCATGTCATTCATCTTGTTCCAGTCTTCTTCCGTGTACCATTCTAATAACTCTGCTGTATATAAACCAGTAGCCACATTAGTTTTTACAACATCGTAGAGATTTGGTACGTCATAACTGCCGTAGACATCTTTACGTAACATACTGAGTCGTTGTTTGCCAGCTACATATTGATAATTTGTGTGTCCAATATCTGGATTAGATTCAACGTCAATTAAATTAACAATAGCACGTAAAGTAATTTCGTCAATTTCTTTAGTTGTGATGCCATCGTAGAAATGAGGTTGTGCTTTAATCTCTATCATTGATTGACTAACATCAGCAATGCCGCTACACACCTTTGCAACTTGTGACTGCCACTTTTCAATTGTTAGTTGTTCTTTTTTACCGTTTCTTTTTATTACTGTGATCTGTGACATATTTCTTATTCTTTACAAGTTGATTAGCATATTGGAAACGTATTTAGTGCAAAGGTTTCATTGCATATATCTTTTGTATTTTTAACGTTTTGGGTAACTCTTCTACGCTGGCCCATTCTTCTTCAATATACCCATATACTTTATCATCTACGAATAACAAATAATACACTGTTTTATTGACTGTGTCAAGAGCAACATTTATCTTCGGCTGACAAAATTTAAAACGCTCAGTTAATTGGAGAGTATAACATATACCAAGAATGATATTGAACTCACAGTATTCATTTTCATCTATGAGTTCCCAAGGAGTAGGCCAAGTGATTGAGCTATAGGGGTCTGTATAAAATTTGACTCTGGGTAGTTTTAGAAAGTATGAAGACACATCTCGCAATGGATCATTAGACTTTTCTAAATGTTCTCTCAGTTTAATCCAAGAGGCGAATCGAACGTGTTGTTGTCTGTCAGCTATTAGCATTAGCTAATTGTTGAATATGCGTAAGTCAATAGCGTAGTACCGACTGTATTGCCATTAATATATTGAACTTCAACACAACCATTTAATATAACTGCAGAAAATATTACTCTAGTGTCGTGGCCGGCAAAGCCAACATACTCGTAGTCGTCTACAAGTTGAAGTGTTAGGTTAGTACCATCAACGGCAACATTTAGCGTACCTTTTCTCATCTGAGTATATGCAGATGATTTTAAAGTATATTCTATTTTAAATCCGGTATCACCTGAGAACGGAATTCTAAATGCAGTATATGCGGGGGAGTTTTGAGGAGTATTTAATGCTACAGTATTAACTTCACTGTTAACAACAAATGCCTTACCTTCGACTTCGTTTAGGTATGTAGCACCCCAGTTAGTATTACCTTCTTCTGTTGCTAGCTCAAGTTGTCTATCAAAGTTATCTTGTAGAGATGTATTACCTTTTACAGTAAATTTAATTTGACTGTAGTCATTATTGCCATTTCCGCTGCCGTCATTACCAACATTGACAAAAGTATTGCCACGAGATTTGTTACCATAGCCGTTATCAATTATAATACCGTGACGCTCAATGTTATAGAAATAACAGTTTTCAATTATGTTCTTTCTTGGACCAAACTGTTCGCCAAAGACTGTTGGCGGTGGTATTAATGAAGTTCCAACTCCAAACTCGAAACCATATCTACTGTTTAAGAATTCACAATCGACCCATGTGTTATTAAAAATATCGTGTTTAGAAAATACAGCATCTTTAAATCCATCGCAGGTTACTCGAATAAATTTATTACGCTGACAGGTTACAATTGAGCTAAGTGCATACATACCGATACCATACCCACCACTAAGGAATGTTGAGTCGCCTGCCGAGTCACCGTAACTACCTGTTAGTTCAATATCTTCAAACACACTGTCTCTTACACAATCTAATTGTATAGCCTGCACATCAGGTTCATTAGTGTTAAGCGTAAATCCTTTTAGCACACAGAACTTTGGTTGTATGTTGTATTCCGTAGTTTCGCCAGAATCGCCAGTGCTCGATAATACTTTGTTTGTTGGGGTTGATGTATCATCAACAAATGCAAATGCTGTGCCCACAGGACCAGTAAAATTAAAAATAGTTTTTTGTTTGCCTGCACCTAGAATAGTTGCATAACTTGGAATATAGATAGTGGTTGAAAATTCATATACACCAGGAGCAAATTCTAAAGTAACTCTGTCACCTGCACCGTTAACTGTATTAGTAATAAACAAATTGTCAATAGCACGTTGTATTGCCGTTGCTTGATCGCCAGCATTAGGAAGAATACCATATGAAGCACTGGTTACACGCTCGTCTAATCTTTCTTGTAGTGTTCGGGTAATAGGATAGTTTGGATCCTGGCCTGTTTGAATAAGCGCAGAGTCAGACTTATAAACATACTGTCCAACAAGATCTAATAGATTATCTGCGTCAGTAAGAATCTTAGTATTACCAACTGCAGGTGACCCTTCGCTGATAGCGCCATTACCGATATATAATTCTTGAGTATCGATTGCCCAGGCCATTTCTCCGCTGGCTAACTGTGGAATACCAGTACCGGCGTTTTTTTGTCCTCTTCGAATTTGAATGCGTGAAATTTGCACAACAGCCATAAATGTCCCCGTTTTAGATATTTATCCGTAGTTCAAATGCAAAAGCCCTAGCGGAACTAGGGCTTTGTGTAAGTTAGCTATTATTAAGGTACTGTGAAACCAGTTGCGCTTGCGGCTGCTGTAACTACTGTGCCACTAGCATCAATATCATTAGGCCCAATAACTCCCACAGTGTAAGTGTTTGAACTACGAGTCCATCCGCCACCAATTTGTCTAATTCTGTGTTGTAGATCTTCAGATGAGCTGTTTACATCCATAACAATATAGATCAATCCAGTGGAAGCATTTACAACATAGTAAGCCATAGGATTAATTTCTTTGATAATCTGCTCAACTGTTTCATCGATTGCATCATCTTCAACACGTAAATCAACGTTAGCAGATGCTGCGGTTTTTACCTGTACTTTATATAATTTTGCATTTAATTCTTGGTGTGTTGCTACTGTAGCAACCATACCGTTAACTCTTGTTACATCTACTCCGTAGGCCATAACTATTCTCCATTTAGTTTATTTATCAGATTATTTTGTAGTATTGCTCTACACGCTTGCACCACTCTTCTGTCCAGTAGTCAAAATCTTTGGGTTCCAGGGTAAATTCCTGATATTCAAAGTCCTTGCTACACATAAGAATAACACCTTTGCGTATGTTTGTACCGTGTACTTCGTTGTGTGCTAGGGCATAGGCTGTTAGCTGTAGAAAATAATCACTAATATATTCTAGTTTCTTAGGCTTGTTAGTCTGTTTAAAGTCTAGGATACTTTCGTCACCATTGTGTACGCCCACACAGTCAGTAGTACCCGCATATAGTTCTGGAAAGTACAAGGGTACTTCTGATCCCCACACTTCACTTACATTCTTCATACCTTCTGCAATCACAATCTTAGCCATCTTCTGACTTTGCTGTGCAAACGGGTTAGTTACAGCTTCGTTCATAGGCTCGCCCTTGACATAGTCCTCTAAGAACTTGTGCATACGTGTGCCACGATTAGCAGCCTCTGTAGTAATCTCTTGTGCTTTCTTTTCACCTACTGCTTTGCGCCAGTTGGCTAGTGCTATGCGACTTTCTTCTGGTTTAGTTTTATCCAGTACTGTCGTGACACTAGGGACTTTATGCCCTTGTGGTGTAGCGTATAAACGCTTACCAGAGCTTTCGTCCCTAGTTAGTTTTTCGTATTTAAATTTGTTTATTAGTAGGGTCATGATACATTATATAGTATCTTGACCTCTAGGTCAACCGGGTTGTTTGAGCGATTTAGCCGCTGCTCTACTTGCGGCGGCATTAATACCACTATTGCTCTTTGGCTCACCACGAGTAGCTTCGGGCTTCTCTTTGGTTTTCAATGTAATACCACGGCCATCAAACTGTTGCACTATATTCTTTAATTGGGGTAGACTGTCAAACTCAGCTTTAAACGTTTCATAGTCCATTTCTGTACCACTTACATTTTGTAACATGTTAGAAATTGCGCCCCAGCTGTATTGACCAGGAACGCCTTTTGAATCAGCGCGAGCTTTAAGTTGAAGAAGAATGCGGATTAAATTATCCGCACCTTCATTTACTTTTTTTTTGAACTTAGAATTGTGCCTAATCTGCGGCTGTATTCAATGCTTTCGCGTTTTGCACGGCCAGCTGCTTCTATGCCGCCTGCGCCTGCTTCAGCTGCTGAAAACTCGTCGCCTGATGGAAATTCTTCTGCACCCATTTCAGTTGGAGCAGCTTCTTCAGCGCCTGGCATTGCTGCTGGTGCACCTTGTGGGCCTTCTTCGCCTGTTAGGATTGCCACTGCCTGTGCTAATGTTGTGCGAGTTGTTTCTAATGTTGTGTATAATTCTTCTAATGCTGGTTTAACTTGACCAGAGAATTGTGTGCTAATGTCACTGCCTAATTCGTCTCTTATAGAGTCTACTAATTCTAACATGGTTTCTGATTTAAGACTTGCAGTGTCTTCTAACCAGCCTGTGACCTTGTCGACCATATCACGTGCGCTCATGATTAACGCAGCTTTTTCTTCTTCGCCTTCTGTTAGAGTTCTTTCAGAAAGAACACCACGTAGTACATCCATTGCTTCTTCTAATGATTCTTTCTTGGCCATTTTAGAAGCTGTAGCATGCATTACTTGCTCGCCTTTGTCGCCATAACGCTTTTTAAATTCGCCTGACTTCTTCTTCATGCCTTTGACAAACTTTTCTTTTTTGCCTTCTTCTTCAGGGCTTAGAGCTCTTTCAGAAATGGCCTGTGTAATAACATCAAGAAACATTCTATCCTTTTGATAGTCGTTGCTTTCGTACACAGCGTCATATTCTTTACTGCCTTCAAATGCGACAATTTTGTCTGTTACACGATCACGAGCAACTTGAAGTTGTTCTAGCGTGAAACTGTCTAGATTTAATTTGTAGCCAAATTTCTTGGCCATGCTTTCATTAAGCGTTTTACTTGTTTTTGGATGCGAAAGTTCTCTTATCTGCATTTTAGATTCCCTAAATGACTGTTAATTTTATTTATCAAAAGTTGGCCTTGAACATTCTCGAAAGCTCGTCTTTATATTTGGCTGCACGGTCTCGAGTTAGCTCAAACCGGCAAAGAAATAGGTCTCTACGTTCTAAATCTTTAGTAGTTTTCATGCGTTCTTCAAAAAACGCAGAATCTTTAGAATTATTCCAAAACGCTAGATCTAAATTCTTTACATCGTTATATCTGCCGAGTCTATTTTTATCATAAAACTTGGCTGCAAGTATAGCAGACGTTTTAGTTCTAAATGTATCTATTAGATCGTCAGTTTTTAAGTAACGTAAGTTCCATGTGCCTTGTTTACTTTGTTTGATTTTGTAATTGCCGTAAACAACACTCTTGTCAGCTAGTACAAGTAAGGGAATAGATTTTTTAAATTCATCCTCTAAAAACTTTTCTAACTTTTCTGCTTTTTCTTTAAAATTCATTTGCAATTACTCTAGGATTTGTGTCGCCTATCTTAATTACCAAACTCTTACGTATCAGGCTCTCAATTGTGAACTGATCATGTTCACTAAAACTATTCAACGGTCGTGAGTGTCTAAGCTCTTTAATTAGTTTCTTTTCGTCGTTCGACATGTAGATATCAAACTGTCCTAGAATCTCGTTTACTTTCATTATAGTCCTGCTAATCGTCTTAGTCTGTTTACTAATAACTTGCTAACTTCATCGTGGTCTTCGTCGCCGTGTATAGGACTACGACTGTCATTAGGAGGAGCCATCATGTCTTCTGTACTAACTACCGCTGTGCCTGTTTTGAGTTCGTTCGCGTCCGGAGTGTCCATAGACATCTTACCATCAGGTGTTGGCTTTAATGCAGTACTATCAACTTCCATCGATGAACCGTCTGGTTTAGTTAATGTTGCTTTCTTTGTAGCAGGATCAACTTTGGTAATCTTTCCCACTTCTGCGCCCATAGCTTCAGCCGTTGGCTCTGCACCTGTTTCATGTACTGATGCGTTCTTACCTTTGTTTTGTAATGAACGTGCTACTGCTTGCGCATGATTCTTACTGGCAAACACTTTCCAAGTACGTCCGTCAATTGCCACTGCATAGTTGTTGGTCTCGTGGGCTAATTCTTGCTCTAAGCCACGGTGATCACGTGGGCGATCAAATCCTGTTTCACTAGATCGTTTATCTCTGTCATATGCTGAAGAACTACCACGTTGACGATAGTGTGCTTCGTTAGTTTCTTCTAAAGGTTTCTGCGGAGCTAGTTTTTCTTTAGCTTTAGCATGATCATGTGTAGGGTTGTTAGGTTTTTTGTTATACTTAACAGCCTTTACCCCTTTTTTAAATTCGCTAATAATTTCGTTGCGTTTCATCGTTTGTTCTCCAGGCTAAGCCTTCTATCTTCTAAATCGTATATATGTTGTCTAAGTCTGTCAATATGACCTTGTGCTCTTAAAACTTTAAATGCTATATTTTCTACGGAAAATTCACCTTCACGTTCTAAACCTGACTTGCGTAACTTGCTTATTGCATCTTTTATAGCATTAGTTTCTGCAAGGTCTGTTGATCTTAGTGCTCTCTTAATCTTATTTAAGTAATTTATTACTTTGAGATTTACGTCATTGTCATTAATGTTTACTCGTTGTACTTTAGGTTCTGACAACCACTTGTCGTTTAATATAGAATATATACCAGCTGAGTGGTGCGTGTCTGTGCTAGGTTGGACATATAACTCTACATCAATATTTTGTATTTTTATGTTGTGATTATAATTATATTGATTTTTCTTTGCATCGAACAAGGGTCGTAAATGCATTTCGGCTGCTCTAGGAATATCCACAACTAGGTGTAGATCTAAATCACTATGTTCGGTATATGTGTAGGCAGCATTACTTCCGGATATAGTAATGTCTTTTAATTTGATGCTGGGTATGTTTATAAAGTTTATAAAATGCTGTACAATCAGCATGAGCTTGTAGCGAACTTTAGAATTTAATTTTTTACCTTGAAAAAGTTTTGGATTCAATTCGTTGTGAAATTGAATTGCTTGATCTACTATGCCTTCTTGGAACTCTTTCAAATACATACATTACTTTAATAAATTTATAACTAGATCAGTGTGAGCACTGATCCAACTTACTACCACTGCACCGCCAGCAATCATGTACAGCCACTTTTGTTTCCATTTTTCTAAGTCTGAAATCTTAGTTGCAAGCTCGGCATGCTGATCGCAAGATGCTGAATACATTTGATCTAGCTTACCTAACAAACTATCCCTAGTTTGGTCCAAGCAATCATGCATTTCTTTGACATCCTCTTTAAGGTTGTCCATCTTTTCGTTTAAATTCTCTACCTTGGTTTCAACTATACCAAGTCGTTCTACTGTAGTGGCCATTTAGGCTGATTCCTTTTATGTTAAGTCAAGTTCCCGACGGGACATGTGCCTAAGTGTTCTGAATGCCTGGTGTGCCTATAGTATTATATTTATTGTTTAAAATCAAAAATAATATTTGTCCCTAGCTTAAACATAGGTTTATCAAACTTGGCAGTTTCAGTTAAACCAGTGATAAAGGGTACATATTCAAAACTATCTTTGAGCCTATACAGTTGATCGCCATTCTTTTCAAATAGCTCTTCAATTTCCATGTGCCATTCAAAATGCCAGCACTTTTGATCACCTGCACCAAATATGTCTGCAGGTATTATTTGTGGAGGTTTTTCGTAGTAAACATTACCACTTAATCCTATAGTTTGGATTACGGTATCAAAGTTCTGTTGCTGTAGTCTTTCCAAATCGTTACGCGATCTGTATTGTCCTGTAGCAGTAATATCAACAAGTGTGTATAGGCTATAAATCATCTCAGTTATTTAACAGCCGTAAAAAAAGCCCCGCATAAAAGCGAGGCTCCCTTCCCATCCCGGGGAATTAACTATTATAGTGCGTACAATGTTGTAGGCGCTGTAACTGTTAGTGTACCACCTGCTGTGAATGTCCAAACACCTGAAGATGTTAATGAACCAGCACCGATAACACGACCAACACGGATTGCTAATGTGTCAATGTCTAGGCTGTGGTTGTCACCGTAAGTGATGATAGCTAAGCCATCGCTCTTAACCTGGAATACTGCTGAAGTTGTACCGATTTCGTCAGTAACTGGAGCTGCTGTAGATGCTGTTAAAGCAATAGCGCCGCCTGAACCGCTCAATACATACTTGAATACGGTGTGTTGAAATGTTTTTTGTACTGTACCTAACGCTACTGCGGTAGGGTTAACTTTTGTTTGTGTTGCCATAATATATCTCCTCGTTTATGACTGTCTACTCTCTGTAGACGACTTGCAACCTAGCAAGCCTTTGTACTATTATTTACCAAAGAGATAAAAAAACCCCTAGTTATGGGGGTTTTTGGCGAGTTAACTTTACTTCGGAGTCCAGCGTTTGCGGGGTACTAGTTTAACATTACCAAACTGTTTGCCAGCAGGAGCATAGCGTACACGGCCTTCGCCTTGTGTATCCCAGATTTCGCCCTGTCCTTGCTCTACTTGTGCAATCACTTGATCTTTAAGATCCATGATACGACCTACCAGTCCAAATATAGCTTCTAGTGCTGTGGCATATTGTTGTGCCAGATTCTCTATTTTAGACTGTTTAGGCTCGCTAACCTTACTGCTTTTTAGCCAAGCTAGGAAGTTCTGTGCGCTTAGGTTATCTAGCTGTTTAGCTTTAGCAGTTTGATTAACATAGGTATACAGGATATTCTTTAAATCACCTAGGCCAGTAGTACCTTGTAAGAATCCATCAATAGCAGCGGCATGTTGGCTTAGATACTGTTCTACACGATCAATGGCTGTAGTGTCAAGTGCAACAGGATTACTGTTATACACAGGACCTTGTACAATTAGTGCAGGGTTAGTGTTAAACATACTGAAGTCATCTATTGGTTGCTGATCACTGTCATCCATGCCAAACTCTGGAAAGTAAGCATGACCAACTACCATAACTTGTGCTCTGCTAATTTGTTGTCCTAGCGGGCTGTCTGCACGAACATGATAGGCCGTTTCACTTTTAGGATTAGGAGCAAAGGTATAAATGCCTTGCTTGTCTACAGGAGGACGTTTTAAGAACAGTCCATCTGCGTAGACAAATCCCACAAAGTCTTTTGGTGTTGCACGATCAAACAGCGGATATAAGTTAGCAAACTGTTGTGCAAATGCCTGTCTTGCTTTTACTTCTTCTGGACTTTTTGGCTTACCACTTTGATTGGCAATAAAATCAGCCACTGCCTCTGGACTGTCTGTCATTGCACCACGACTCCATCCATTGTGTCCTGCTAGTACTAATGGTCCACCTTTTTCTGCACGACCCCAATAGATCTGGGGATTACCATCCCATTTCATACGAATAGTTTTACTACCAGCTTCAGTAGTAATTTCTTTTAGGTGTTCCAATGCTTCCATAGTGCCCTTGCTACCGTGGAAGAACACTAAATCTTCTAAGTGATTAAAGGCACGACCTAGTTTCTTTTTAGCAGCTTCTTCAGCTTCTCTTAGAAATTCATTTGCTCTCATTAGCAGTTCCACTTTCTTAATGCCAGTGCTTTACGAGTAGGTTTGCCGTTAGGTTTCTTCATTGGTCCCTTGACTCCGCCCATTCTAGCACAGAATGATTTTCGGCGTTTTGCGGCCTTACTGCCTTTTTTAAGTTTACTAGGTTTTGTAGTTACTGCCATTTGTAGTTTGCTACCCGGATTCTCTCTACGATAACTGGCAACACCTTTGGCATTGAGTCCACCCTTTTTACTTTTACCTGCACTGCGGCGCCATGCGGCAGTTTCTAATAATTCGTTGTCATCAACACTGTCAAAGTCTTCCCAAATGACATCTGGATCAACTCCGTGTTCTTCGGCTAGTCGTTCAACTAGATCTTCAATAAGATCAAACTGTTCATCTAAGGTTAATTCTTCTTTAATCTTTTCGCAGTCATTTACACGCTTACCGGCATTTTTACCAGTGCCTGGTTTCGTACCAACCTTACGATGTCCAGGCCAGCACTTCTCTGGGCCTGCTACTGATTCTGTTAAAATTTCGTATATTTTCATGTTAGTCTATCCATAAAATTACGGAACCATTCGTTAGTTCCCACTGCGTGTTTAGGTTTGCGCTCTGCCCAATTCTTGTCTTGTTTAACATGTGCTAACAATGCCTGTGCTTGATCATCTGGTAGGCTGGACATGATAGCTTCTACTGAGTCAATGTTGTCACCAGTAGCATCTGGACCAATTAATACACGGGCAATATCATCCCAGTCATCTGCAACTAACTCACCTTTCTTGTTTTCAGGAGTACGGGCAAATAGTCCTTGCCAAGCTGAGTACATGTAGCCTTTGCTTTTTGCTAATTGTGCTAACATTAGTTGCTTGCCTACACCTTTGTATGTAGAACCTTTAGGAATCTTGTGCTGGTGATAGCGGCTAACTTTAGCCACATTAGGAATAGTTTCAAGATCAACTTGATAGAACTCATCACCTACTGGCAGGCGTACGAATACATTAACACCAGCTTGGCGCACTTGGAATCCACGATCTTGTACAAAGACAGCTAGGGCTTTACGTGCGTCTTTGTCATCATTTGTTTTAAACTTGGCTTTAACTTCGTCTAGGTCAACTTGCAGGTCCATGTCACCACTCATTTCACCGGGTGTAGGAGTATGTGCGCTGCCAATGGCCACACTGTTTAATCCTAATGGGCCTAGAATAGCATCCATCTTGGCTTTCATTTCCGGAGCTAGTTTCTGGTCGAACTCTTTAGTGTCCGGAAATATTACATTCTTACTCATTGCCTTTGCTTTCCTGTATTTTTTTCATGCCACGTTTAAATTTAGCTGGCTCGCTAGTGCGGATAGCATTGATAAATCGTCGCTCTAATTCGGCTGCTGTTTCTAAATCGTAATTTTCTCGAATAAGCGTTAGCAAATTAATAGCAGATTCTATTAAATTACTGCCACGGCTTTCAATTACGCGATCTTTGTCACGACTAATGCCCAAATCGCTTATTTCTTGCAGAATCGACCTAGTACTTTTACGCATAAACCCTTAAATCCTTTTGTATATTTAACCTTTTTGCAAAGTAAAATAAAAATGTTGCAGTGCCAGGCAAAAAAGACTAAATATATTAGTAGAAACACTAATAGTGTAAACCATTAGTAACTACATACACTTACACTAAGATTATAACATGAAATACATATCAGAGCAAATGATTAGGATAATGGAACGTCTATCCGAAATGTTCCCAGGTTCTAGTTACCAAAGCCGCTTAGATGCGTATCTAAGCACCAAAGGCATTACCGATGCCGCACAGTTGGAAACTTACATCCGACAATTTAATTCTCAAAAGGAAGGATATTTATGAAAACAATTACAAACGCAATTTGGTCATTTTTACAAGCATTTGGGCAAGCCCGTGCTGCCGCAAGTCTTGCTCGTCAAGGCCGTATAGAAGAAGCTAAAGCTATATACGGAAACTAAAATGGAATTAGCAGCAATTCAGATTATAATATTTGGGTTAATAATTCTAGTGTATATGGCAGAGGAGTTTAATAAATGAACTTCCTAGATACATTAGTAATGTTGCTACGCTGGCGGCAAGAAGGGTGGGAAGTACATCCTTGCATTGATACTGAATTCAGCGGCTGGTTCTAAGCTGATAAATATTGGCATGAAATTAGTGTACATACACGGTGCCAATGCCACCAGCGAGAGCTTTAACTATATCAAAAGTAAACTAGGCGACGGGCTAGACATCAACTACGATAGCCGCAATGGGTTTGAAAATAACCTAAAAGACATGCAGTCAACACTGCAAGCCCATAAAGACCTAGTGTTTGTTGCACATAGCCTGGGCGGCATCTATAGCCTGCATCTAGCTAACTCAATGCCCAACGCCGTTAAGGGTGCTGTAACATTGAGTACACC